GCCGACGAACTGGTGGTACGCGCTCTACTCGACCGCGGCGACGCCGGCGCTGATCGGTCAGACAGCGGATCAGACGACCACCGCGATGGCGGCGAACACGGCGTTCCCGGTGGCGCTCGTGACGCCGTTCGTGGTGCAGACGTCAGGGGTGCACTACGTCGCGATCATGGTGAAAGCGACGACGGTGCCTGACCTTCAGGGATACGCATCGACGGCGCAGGGCAACGGCGCAGTCGTAACGGGCCAGAAGATCATCACCCAGACCAGTGGGTCAGCGTTGACGGCGACAGCTCCGGCGACGATCGCGACACCGACGACGACGGCGAAGGTGCCGTACTGCGTCGTGTCGTGATGCCGACTCACGAAAACGACGGATCGGAAGAGGACACGACGATGACGGAACGACTGACGGATGCTGAGATGCTCGAGCAGGTCGCGCAGGAAGCGGCTGAGCATGACCTGATCGAGGCGTTGCAGCGTGAGAAGGCCAGCCTGGAGCAGCGCGCCGCGGTGTCGGAGCGCAACGCAAAGGAAGCTCCGAACGCGGAGACCGCGGCGATGGCGAACCGCGACCTCGTGACGGCGCAGCGGCGGATCGGCGAGGTCGACGAGCAGCTCAAACTGCACGGCGTCGAGCGTGAGGGACGCACAGCGGCGAAGCAGACGCGTCCGAAGGCCGGCGCGGAGACGCGTTGACGATCTTCGCGGCACCCGGCGCGACGGTCGAGGCAGCCCTTCAGTGGCCTGTCACGGGGCTGGTGGGGACGCTCGGCGTGCGGATCATCGACACGCCGAGCGGCTCCACGTTCCTCGCCCGTACGACGGCGGGGATCGTCGAGAATCCGGTCGGCTCAGGCCTCTACGAGTGGAGCGGCACCGGGCCGACGACAGCCGGCACGTACTCGGTGATCTGGGATGACGGAGCGACAACGCCGGGGCATACCGCGCTCGAGGAACTCGTCTGCACGTCGACGGCGATCTCGAGCGCGTCGCCGAGCGGCATCGACTTGTGCACGGTCGCGGATGTGAAGCTCGCGATGGAGCAGGGCGTAGCGTCGACGAGCCTCGATCCGCTGATTCAGACGCTGATCACGGCCGCGTCGAACATGATTCCGAACCGGTACCAGCGCGACTTCGCGCCTGTCACGAGTGCGACGTACACGTTCAAGGTGATCGGGTTCATGGTCGACCTGTCGCCGCATGATCTGCGGACGGTGACGACGGTGACGCTTGATCCGCAGGGCACCGCGACGGTGCTCGCAGCGACGCAGTACCGCCTCTCACCATCGGGCGGCGAATCGAATCTCGGGACGTACACCGCCGTTGAGGTGTCGCGGCTCCAGAATCTCTACTCGTCGAGCATCACGAATTTTGGGTACACCGAGCTCGGCATTGCTGGTGCGTGGGGGCCTGCGGCGGTCACGGATGATGTGCGGCGGGCGTGTGCGTTGACGGTCGCGTCGTGGATGAGTGCGCGGATCAGCGACTCGTCGTCGAGCCTGCTCGGCGACCTGGCGCAGGAATCGCGTGATGTCAGGCCTGATCGGTTCGGTGGGTTCGCGATCCCGTTCGACGCGCACATGATCCTCGAGCAGTACGACCGGCCGGCGGCGAGCTTCGCGTAATGGCTACCAGCACGATCCCCGCCTTCAAGGCGGCCCTCTTCGCGCGCCTGCAAGCGGATACGGGTTTGGGTGCGGCGTCGCCGCCGGTGCTGGTGACGTACGGGTTGCCGAAGCAGGGACAACGCGATTTGCCGCGCGAGTGGGTGTTCGTCGGGAACACACGCAGCGAGGATCCTACGAACGGTGAGTCGCCGTACCGCGGCGGCCAGTCGACGGGTGCGATGGGACAACTCAGGCGTGAGGAACGCTACGTGCTCGAGGTGATCGTGTCGGTCACGGGTCCCGGGGTGGATGGGCAGCAGCCGTGCACGGAACGCGCGTTCGTGATCGCCGGACTGGTGGAGACGAGTTTGCGGACGTGGCAGGCGCAGGCGAACGCGATCGACCTGGTCGTCCGCTGGGCGCTCGTGACCGGCCTGGAGCATAAGGAAGGCGTCACCGAGAACGGTGACCACTCGTGTACGGCAACGATCGATGTCGCTTGTGCGGCGCGCATCTGATGAGGAGCATGCGATGAAGATCAAGTATGTCGGGCCGTTCGATGAGGTGCTCGTGCCGCTCCCGTTCGGCGGCGAGGTGACATGCAAGCGGATGCACCTGGTCGAGGTGCCCGACGCGCTCGGCGAGTCGCTGCTCGAGCAGGAAGCGAACTGGCATCCCGCGCCCGCGAAGCGCCGCGCTGCTGCGGGTGCGTTGTCGGATGAAGAGGTGGACGAGATGGAGGACCAGGCAGACGAGTTGCGTGACGCGATCGCTGCCGACGACAAGGCCGCCGAGCCGGCCGAGGGAGGTGACGCCTGATGCCTACAGGAAGCGGCGTCTCGGCGCAGTGGGGCATGGCCGCCGAGGTGTACACGAACGAGGTGCAGCAGATCAGCGGCACCCCATCCGCAACGTTCGGCCTCACGTTTGACGGCGCGAACACCACTGTCTCGCTCGCGACGAACGCGGCGGCGGCGGCGGTCCAGGCGGCGCTCGAGGCGCTCCCGAACATCGGCGTCGGCGGCGTCGTGTGCTCCGGCGGCGCGTTGCCGGCAGCGATCATCTGCACCTTCTCCGGTGCGCTGGTCGCGAAGCGGAACGTCCCGATCCTCGCGGTCCAGGGCGCGGTCACCGGGTTGACGTTCGCGACGAACACGCCCGGCACGGGGTACGGCGATCCGCAGACCGTCACGCGGTTCCTGGAGTTCACCGAGGAATCCGTCCAGTTGAAGATCGACCGGATCGAATCGAAAGCGCTTCGCGCCGGCAACCGCGTCGTACGAACCGATCGGTGGGGCGGCGGGCAGCGGCAGGCGAATGGTGATGTGACGTTCGAGCTCGGATCGAAAGGGTTCGGGTTGCCGCTCGGCCAGTGCTTCGGCATAGACGCCGTCGTCACGACCCCGAGCGGTGCGACGAACACGCGTGATCAGACGTTCAACGTGACCACGAACGACAACTTCAACCGGTCCTTCACGAGCCAGTTCGGAACGCCCGATGTCGACCTGACGGTACAGCCATTCACCTATAAGGGCTGCAAGGTCACGGACTGGGAAATCTCGATGCAGAACGACGGGCTCGGGCTGCTGAAGATGAGCATCGACGCGCAGGACGAGGCGACGAACGTCGCGCTCGCTTCAGCGTCGTACGCGTCGGCGTTCGAGCTCCTCTACTTCTCGGGTGGGCAGATGACGATCGGCGGCGCGAACGTCGACGTCCGGAAGATCACCATCACCGGGAAGATGAGTTACGCCGTCGACCGGTTCTTCCTCCGCGCCGCCACGACCGCGGGTGGGCCGACGCTGAAGAAGGAGCCGATCGCGAACGACTACATGGAGATCACCGGAGAGATGGAACTCGAGTTCTCGGGCCTGAACATCTACAACCGGTTCGTGAACGGCACCCTCGCCGCAGTCACCGCCGCATTCCAGGGCAGCATCATCGAAGCCGGCGGCGGCGCTACCGTCAACCCACGGTTCGGGCTCACCCTCACGATCCCGAATGCACGGTTCGATGGGAACACGCCGGACATCAAGGGCATGGACATCGTGCCGATCATCGTGCCGTTCAAGGCGTTGTATGACGGTTCGAGCAATGTTCTAACGGCTGTGTACAGAAGCACAGACGTTGCGATGTGAATAAGGTTCAGTGATGGGAATGCTCGCCTTCATCTGCATGGCCGGCGTCGGTATCGTCGTCACGCGTAAGCCTCGCCAGCGGTACATGGATGAGGTACGCAGGCGCGTAGCACAACGAGACTGGAAGCGTCGGCGCTGATGCCGGTCGAGGTGACCGGACTGAACGAGATGCTGCACGCGCTCGGCCGGATCGATAAGGGCATCACCCGCGAGCTCAGGAAGCAGCTCCGGGTTGGTGTGGGCGGCCCGATCGTCGCCGACATGAAGGACGAGGCGACTGCGCGAGGCCTGGTGAAGACCGGGAAGCTCAGGAGCGGGTTGCGGCCGACGGTGCGCGGCTCGTCGCTGTTCGTGAACGAGTCGGCACGCAACAAAGGCTACCCGTACCCGGCGATCTACGAGTTCGGGCATGGCGGCGCACGCAGCTTCATGCAGCCGGTCGTGGATCGGTGGGGTGACGGACGATTGGAGGAGCAGATGAGCGGGTTCTTGGAGTGGGTCGAGTCGGAGTGGCGCGCGTGAGAACCGAACCGAAGGTCTTGTTGAAGTTCCGGATCGACGCGCAGCCGTACCAGCTCGGGATCATCGACGAGCCGGGGTTCGGACTGACGCCACGCGAAGCGGGCCGCGTGAAGCGTCTCGCGAGCGGCGCAGCGGGTGTGCACATCATGGAAGCGCTCGGCGCGCTGGACGCTGAGGTGATCGCCGCGCTCGCTGTGATCGCTGCCGCGAGGGCGGGTGTCGAGGTGAACGAGGACGCGATCCTGGACGGCAAGTCCGACCTCGAGTTCGAGATGGAGGAAGCGTCGACCACGTCCCCTTTGGCCGTGCCCGCGGCCGGCGTGGCGGTGAACGGGGATTCCAGCCCGACTATCACGCCGACCCGGGATGGTATTGGAGTCCCGTCCTGAGCGAGGTGTATCACATCCAGGAGTGGCAGATGATCGACGTGTCGTACGGCGCGTACCTCGCGATCATCGCTGACCTGGACGCGAAGAACCGAGAGGCGCGGAACGCTCAGAGGGCTGCGAGTGGCTAGCCGTACCCTCACCGTTCGCGTCACCGGCACTGATGCGGGCGCGTCGAAAGCGCTCGGGAACGTCGGCAAGCAGGCCCACAAGACCGGTGGGATCCTGCAAGAGTTGAAGTCGCACGCCGGCGCGCTCGTCGCGGGTTTTGTCGGGTTCGAGGCGATCAAGAAGGGCGCTGAGTTCCTCGTCGACGCGACGAAGGCGGCGGCGGATGATCAGGCGCAGCTCGCGATTCTCGCGAACCAGTCGAACAAAGCCGGCGTGTCGTGGAAGACGCATGGTAAGGCGATCGAAGAGACGATCACGAAGATGAGCGGCGCGACCGGGTTCATGAAGGGCGACCTGACGAACTCGTTCGGCCGGCTCGTCACCGCGACGCATAGCGCTTCCCAGTCTACGAAGCTGCTCGGCGACGCTGAGAACATCGCGCGAGCTCGCCACATCGACTTGCAGACGGCCAGCCAGATTCTGATCAAGGCGAACATGGGGAACGCCGGCGCGTTGAAGAAGCTCGGGATCGCGACGGTGACCGTCACGAAGCAGCAGGACGCGTTGAAGAAGCGGCATGACGCGTTGACGTTGAGTGGTCATAAGTTCACCGCTGCGGAGAACATCGCCTACAAGGCGCAGATGATCTCCGCGAAGGCGGCCGATAAGCAGGCGTCGGCGATCAAGAACCTGTCGACGATCCACAAGACGTATGCGGGTGCTGCGAAGGCGTTCAGCGGCACCGCGGCGGGCCAGCTCGCGATCCTCGGCGCGAAGTGGGAGGAAGTGAAGATCAAGGTCGGGAACGTGATCCTGCCGCTGCTGACACGGTTCGGGATGTTCCTGTCGACGGCGTTGCCGGCCGCGTTCGCGAAGGTGAGCGGGTTCATCTCGAGGAACATCGCGACGTTCAAACTACTCGGCGAAGCGGTCGCGGTCGCTGGTGCTGCGGTGCTGGCGTACATGGTGGTCACGGCAACCATCAGCGCGGCGTCAGCGATTTACGGCGCGTTGAAGACAGCGATCTTCCTCGCGCGGAACGCGCAGATCGCGCTCAACGTGGCGATGGAGATGAACCCGATCGGCGTGGTGATCGGACTGTTGACGCTGCTCGCGGTCGGCGTCTATATCGCGTATCAGCGGTCGACGACGTTCCGGAACATCGTGCAAGGCGCGTTCCGGGTCGTGAAGGAAGCAGCGGTCGCGGCGCTCGGATGGATCACGCACACCGGCATCCCCGCTGTGATCGCTGCGTGGAACAGCGCGAAGCCGGTTATTAGCTTGCTTGCGCGGGTCGCGAAGGTCGAATTCCACTTGATCGAGGGTTTCGTGCGGACCATGGTTGCGGTCGTGAAGCCGCTGATGTCGGGCGACTTCAGCGGCGCGTTCGACGCCGCGAAAGGCGCCGTCGCCGGCGTGTACAGCAAGGTGAAGAGCGTGGTAAAGGACATCCCGACTGCGCTCACGAGCGCACTCGACAAGATCGGCACCGCCGCGGGGAAGGTCGGCGGCAAGGTCTTCGACGGCATCATGGGCGGCATCGGCGATATCGGTGGGACGATCAAGGACAAGATCGTCGCAGCCGTGAACTTCGTCATCAAGCGAATCAACTCGGCGCTCGCATTCCGCGCCTCAGTCGATACGCACGTGCCTGGTGTCGGGAAGATAGGTATCGGGTGGGGCGGCCCGCACATTCCGACGCTCGCGACTGGCGGGATCGTGAATAGGCCGACGCTCGCAGTGATCGGCGAGCGCGGCCCGGAAGCCGTGGTGCCGCTCCATCGTGGCGGGTTCGGCGGCATGACCGTGAACTTCCACCACACACCAGCCGACGCTGATCCGCAAGCAATCGCAGCCGCTATCGCGTGGAAAACCCGGCGGCTGGCCGGCTAGATGCTCGACTCGCTGTTCATCGGAGCGACGGCGCTGATGGGAACGTCGGCGACGGACCTTCAGAAAGCGACGGGCCTGACGGGGATTCCCGGCAATATCCGGGGCGACGTGTTCGACCGTCCCGAAGCGGACGGCGTCGTCGAACCAGCGAACCAGTACTTGGGTGCGCGGATCATCGTCCTCGAAGGCGTCGTCTGGGGAGCCAGCGTCGACGCGGCGTGGACGAGTTGGAATGCGATCGAGAAGGTGCTGCTCGCGGCCGTGCAGACGCAGACGCTGCTGAAGTGGCAGCACGCGAGCTCGACGGTCCCGAAGCAGGCGACGGTGCGGCTGATCGACGCCCAGGGGCCGGTGCTCGACGCGGATCATCAGGGCCCGTTCCTGGAGTACCAGATCACGCTCCGCGCGGATGATCCGACGATTTACGCGCAGGCGTCGCAGTCGAATACCGCGACCGTGTCGAGCTTCACGGGAGGGATGCCGCTCCCGGTCGTGTTCCCGATCTCGTTCGGCACCGTCTCGAGCACCGGAACCGTCACGATCACGAACAACGGGAACGCGCCCGGCTGGCCGGTGCTGACGGTTACCGGTCCGATCAGCGGACCCGTCGTCGGAAACCAGACGACCGGCAAGTACCTGTACTTCGACACGCTGACGCTCGCCGCCGGTGATTCGCTGACGATCACGACCGCTCCGAACCTGCGCGCCGTGACGCTCGCCGGCGTGTCGAAGCTCGGGAATCTCCGGTTTGCGGATTCGGCGTGGCCGTCGATGAGTCCCGGTGTTGCGGAGGCGTGGCAGATCTATTCGCTCGGCGGCGGAACTACCGGCGCGACGCTCCTCACCATCTCTTGGCAGGACGCCTACATCTCATGACTCGAGGAGCACCCGATGGCCGCTAGCCCGCAGGTAGTCACCAGCAACCCGCTGTACCTGAATGCGCGGACGAACATCTACACCGCGCACGAGCTGCGGAAGCAGTGGGATAACGGACCACCCGTCGCGCCAGGCGTCTGCGACCTTGATTCGTTCCGTGTCCGGCAGCGCGTCGCCGGTGCAACGCAGACGGTGGACGTGACCGCGGCGAGCATCCTGAACCGTGCGTGGGTCAGGCACGGCTCGAACATCAACGATGGCGTGTCGGCGTCGACGGATGCGGGGTTGTACTACGTCGACTACAACTCGGCGAGCATCCTGAACCTCGACATCTCGGCGGCTGATCCGACGAATCCGCGGATCGACCAGATCTACCTGTCGATCGAGGACGCCCAGGCTGCCGGCGCGAACAACCAGGCAACCGTCCGCGTCGTCACCGGCACCGCGACGGGTGGCGCGACGCTCGACAACCGCACAGGCGTCGGCGCTGCACCCGCGGGGATGGGGAACATCCTGCTCGCTGACATCCTCGTCCCCGCACTGTCGACGAGCGTTGTGACCGCGAACATCCGCGACCGGCGCCCGGTGGCTCTGTTCGGCACGCTTCCGTGGCTCGGGTCGACCGGCACCCAGATCGACGCTGTCACGTTCCAGCCACACCCGGCGCTGTATATGGCTGCCGGCGGGTACGCGCCAGGCACGCACGACAATACGCAGGCGGCGGCGTTGATGTGGCTGCCGCGTCGCATCGTCGGCGCGACCCGCATCCGGTGGCGGTACGTCCAGGGAGTCACGGCCGCAACATCGAACTACGTGCTGTTCGTCTCCGACGTGTCCGGGAGAGTGGTCGCGCAGACCGCAGCGACAGCCTTCGCCGGAGCTGTCAATACCGCGCAGGAGGCGAGCGTCGCGTTGACAGCGACGACGACGTTCGAAGAAGGTTGGTACTACGTCTCGATCGGCCTCGCTGCGGTTACGGCAGCGTCGACCGTTGCCATCTGGGGCGCCAACATGGTGATCGCCTCAGCCGGCGCGTCGCTGATGGTGAGGAACATCGGGCTGCGGTCCGCGGCGGGCGGTACGACGGTGCCGACGACGATCCTCGCGTATACCGACATCGCCAGCCTGACCGCTGTCACGGCGACGCCGTCGATTCCGATCTGCACGCTGAGCGTGACGTAGCCTCTTGGCGAACCAGTCCGCTATCCGCCTCAGCTTCGTGTTGTGCAAGAGCACGGGTGAGCCGATCGGCGAGATGATCCGCGCCGCGCTACGCCGCGTAGAGCGGCGCCGGAACATCCCGACCGTCGCAACCGTCGCGCTCCGCCTCGAAGATCCGCAGGCGGTGCAGGTGCAGCCTGGGTTGAGCCGGTTGAAGGTGTACCGCACACCATCCGCCGGCGAGCTCGCCCTGAACCCGTCCGCCAGCAAGCAGCTCGTGTTTTACGGGTCGTTGCCGGCGGACGGCGTCGCCGAAGACACCGACAGCGGCCTGATGACGCTCTCGTTCATGGACCCCCGCTGGGTGCTGAAGAGCCGGTATCTGATTGCGGCGACGTCGTTCACTGCGACGGATCAGGCGACGATCCTCCGCACCATCATCGCGACGCAGAACACCCGCCAAGCCCTCTGGTTCACCACCTCAGGCACCACAGGGACGCTGCGCGACCGGAACTACGACGCCGGCAAGAACGTCGCTGACCTGATCGACGAGATGACGAAGGTTCAGAGCGGCGTCGACCTCGACTTCACACCCCTCGACGGATACACCTCGAGCGGGACGCGGAACATGGGGAACGTGTTCTTCACCTCCCAGCAAGGCATCGACCGGCCCGGCGCGGTCTTGTTCTACCTGATGCAGCAGGGCGGGTCGAGTGGCGGCGGGAACATCAACAAAGTCGTCTCGTCGTATGCGCCGATCTTCAACTCGAGTACGCAGCAGGGCACCGACCCGTCAGGCGTCGCAAACACCCAGCGGTATACCGCCGCGACCGGGTACGACCTGCTCGAGACGTATGAGACGGCGTCGGATGCGTTCACGAGTGCGGTGCTGCTCGAGAAGGCGCAGGGCGTGGTATTCGAGAATGATTCGCCGCGCCGGATCATCGAGGTTGGCGAAGCGACGTGGCACGCTCCCGTTCCGTGGGTCGACTACGACCTGGGTGACACGCTCCGACTGACCGTGAAGCGCGGCAGCCTTCAGATCATCAGTCAGGTGATGAAGGTCGACGGGTATGACGCGATCGCGGATCAGGAAGGGAACGTGCGCGGCAACCCGATCCTCACGAGCCTCCCATGAGCGAAGCGTACAGGCCTGTCGCAGAGCAGCAGCTTCTCGCGGTATCTGATCTCACTGCGCGCGTCGCGGCGCTGGAACGCTCAGCGGCGGGCATGCCTGGGACGGTCGCGTTCGCGACGATTGCGCTCACGCTGACCAACGCCTACCAAGATATTGTCGGCACCACCATCGCTATCACCCAGCCGGGCCGGTACCTGCTGATCGGCATCTTCGACGTTGATTGGCAAACGGCCAGCGCAGGCGTGGCGGCGTTCGGGCAGATCGTGCCGGTCGGAGCGTCGACGAGTTCCAATAGTATCGCGATGAGCGACGGCAACGCCGTGAACCGCAAGACGATCGGAACCGTCGGCTATGCGACATGGCCGACGACAGGAACGGTGAACCTGCAAGCCGAAAAGTCGGCGGCGTTAGGAGTATGCGTCGTGCAGGGGTCGAGCGTCACGACGGCCCTGATGGCGATCCGGACAGGGCCGGCTTGACCTGGCCGGAGCATTGGCGGTCACGGCTCGTTGTGGCACATCGAGTCGGCGTTGCAGACCTGCCAGGGAAGCACGAACCCGTGGAGGTAGAGCGGATCCTTGAAGCCTTCGCTGATCGGATCGGGGTTCAGGCAGTTGCGTCCCTCGAGCGTCCGCACGTGATACGTCGCGATGTAGTACGTCGGCGCGGCGAGGTTAGGCACGTCGAACGCTGCGAACATGCGGCCAGTGTCCGGCCCGTCCGGGCCCTGGGCGGCGTGTCCGGGGATGCGGGCGTCGATCGACTGGAAGCAACTGAACATGTCGCGCAGCACGTCGGTGCGAGCCATCATCTGCGTGACGAGCCGGTCGATGCGGCGCAGGTCGCGGGTGAGTTTGGCGTTCTGCCGCTCGAGCGCGCGGACGCGCGAAATCGTCGTTCGGTGATGCGTGCCGGCCTGAGCAGGCGTCGCGCCGACAAGCAGCGCGGCGCTGATCGCGATGCCGGTCAGGATCTGGAATCTGGAATATCTGTTCATGAGACGACAGTACGCCGGATCGCGCCGCAGCGATATAGGGGAATCCCACAACCATGACCGGCGAGACCGAAAAAGACGTCTCCGGGTGGACGGTCGACACGCTCCGAGCCGACCTGCTGATGCAGATCGAAGCGCAGCAAGCATCAACCAGCGCCGAATTCAAAGCGCTGATCCGGCTGCTCGACGAGCGGTACTCGACGCAGACGAAAGCGGTCGACGCCGCGTTCATCGCGCAGCAGACCGCGATGCGCACGGCCCTCGAAGCGGCCGAGAAGGCCGTTCAGACGGCGCTGTTGAGCGCGAAGGAGGCTGTCGTGAAGGCCGAAGTCGCAGCCGACAAACGGTTCGAGTCGACGAACGAGTTCCGCGGCCAGTTGAATGACATGGTCGCAACGCTGATGGGCCGCATGGAGGCGGACGCGAAGTTCGGCGCGCTCGATGCGCGCGTATCGGAACTCGCCGGCCGGATGGATCTCGCAACAGGTCGCGACGAGGGCGCCGCGCAGACCGTCGTCACGCGCCGGCTTGATGCGGGGCAGTTGATCGCCGTCCTCGGAGTGCTGCTTGCAGCCGTCATCGTCGGGTTGTCCCTCTATGCGGCGACGCATTGATGTCGTGGCTCGCGATCATCGTGATCCTCGTCGTGTTCCTCATCCTGCTACGCGCGGCGCGCCGGTAGGAGAAGCGTGGTGGAACAAGACCACCTCGAGCAGATCCTTGATGCAGTGAAAGACGTGAAGGCAGCCGTAGCAGCACTGGATAGGCGCACCACAGCGATCGAGAACGCCCGCAACGAAGCACGCAGCACGTACGAGGCGAACTGGAGCGACATCCGCAAACGCCAGGACGATACGCGGCACCGGCTCGAGCGGATCGAGTTTCAGACGAAGCACACGAACGGCACCGTCACGATGTTGCAGGCCGCGGTCGCGAAGCTCGAGGGCGTCGTCGACGAGCTCCGCGAATGGAAAGCCTACATGAGCGGCGTCGCCTCGTCGTTCTCGTGGTGGAAGGCGGCGCTCGGCGCGATCGTCGCCGGCTTCGTCCTGTTCCTCCTATTGCAGACCCACTCGTGATGCCGATCCCTCGCCGTCATGTCCACGTCGCCGCGAGTATCGGCGACATGATCCCGCAACGCGACCTGTACCACCTGACCGGCACCCAACCAGAATCGCCGCAGCGGCGGTGTGAGCGGTGCAAGTGCGTGATGGCGAGTGATCGGCACCCGCGTGATCGGTACTGCTCGCCGTGCAATCTCAGGTTGAGCGGGATGCCGCCGCCACTCGCGGAGTACCTCGACCGGAGATGAGCGTATGATTCGCAGACCAGGTAGCAGCCTCGGCGGAACGGCCCTCCTCGTGGGGGCCGTTCTTTTGGTCCCACCCAGCACCGCGTCCGCGCATCATCTCACGGTCCGGCAGCTCGTCCGCCACGCGCACGGTCACCCGCACCGGTGCAACCACGGTGGACGCTGGAACCTTAGCGAGTTGCGCTGCGTCGCGTCCATCGTCGCGCCGCACTTCCAGATGCCGATCCGCAGCGTCTGGGCGATCGGAGGCTGCGAGTCTGGGCACGACCCGCTCGAGGTCACGCCGCCCTACTCAGCGTCCGGCTGGATGCAGTTTTTGCCCAGCACATGGCGTGGACTCGCCTACCGCGGACGCGCCGGCTCGGCTATGCGCCGGCTCGGTCGGAAGTTGGCGAAGAAGAGCGTCTTCGACCCTGTCTACAACCTGAAGGCGATGGGCGTGCTGTACCTCACAGACGGCCACTCCTTCAGAGAGTGGACGTGTGCCCGGATCGTGGGCCTCTAGTGAACGAGTGGACCGTCCCAGCGACGATCCAGAGCGTCTACGACGGCGACACCGTCACCGCCCAAGCCGACCTCGGCTGGCACATCTCGTTCGTCGTCCATATCCGCCTCGCGCACATCGACGCGCCCGAACTGCGCACCCCTGAAGGCGAACCGGCCCGCTCGTTCCTGCTGAGCCTGATCCCGGTCGGGTCGTTCGTGACGCTCACGAGTCATTCGCTCGACAAGTACGGGAGAACCTTGGGGACGCTCACGCTCGCGGATGGCCGGGATGTGTCCGTCGAGATGCTCGCCGCCGGCCACGCCGTCCCGTACGAGGGCGGCGCTAGGTGATCGACCTCGCGACCGCCGTCGAGTTCGGCTTCCAGCCGACGCGTGGATTGTTCGCCCGCGAGTTGCTGCGCGAGCTCGCGTGTCCGCGTAGCCGGAAGAACATGATCGCGCTCGTCGCGTGGATGGAAGGCGAAGGGTCGAAGGCGCGATACAACCCGCTCGCCACCACGCACACATGGCCGGGCGCGACGAACTTCAACTCGGCCGGCGTGAAGCATTACCCGACCCTCGCCGCCGGCATCCAGGCCACCATCGCGACGCTGAAGAACGGCCACTACCAGCCGATCCTCGCGGCGCTGAAGCGCGGCGACAACATCCAGCACATCGCGGCAGCCGTCGAGGCGTCGCCGTGGGGCACACAACTGGTGCCGTGGCAGGGCGTGAACACGACGCCGAAACGCTTCGCGGCGATCCTCGTCGCGTCGTAACAGGAAGGAACCACTACCGATGCTGAATCTGCATCCGAAGATCAAGGCGGCACTCGCCGCCTATATCGGGATTGTCGCGGTCGCGGTAGCCGGCTGGCTTCAGGGGACGCTGTCGCAGAGCGAGATGATCAGCGCCCTGATCGCCGGCGCCGTCACCGTCGTCACCGGCTACCTGAAGTCGGACACCAGCACCGCTGATCCTGACCCGGTCGGACCGGTCGAGTAGCGATGCCCGGCCGCATCCTCGCGCTCACGTCGCCGCACACGAAGGGCGACGATGTCCTGCACCTCCAGAAGCTCCTGAAGTCGAACATAGCGCACATCGACTACATGCCGGACGCGCAGCCGGACGGCGAGTTCGGGACGCTCACCGCGCAGGCCGTCCGCCGCGCCGAATACTGGTTCGGCTACCCGACACCCGTCCAGTCGTGCGGCACGATCCTCCCCGCCTACCTCGACGGATCCAAGAAGCTACCGCTCAACCAGCGGTTGCGGCGAGCTGCCCGTTTGCGCCGGGCTCGGGCGGAGGCTGCGCTGCCGCTCCGCGCGAAGGCGTTCCATGAGGCGCTGAAGCACGTCGGCACGACGGAGCAGCCGCCCGGGTCGAACCTGAACCCGTTCGGGAAGTGGTACGGGTACAACGGCGTCCCGTGGTGCGCCGAATTCATGTCGTACTGCTACAGCGTCGCCGGGTCGAAGAATGTGAAGCGGCTCGCCCGGTGGGCGTACTGCCCATTTATCGTCGCGGACGCTCGAGCCGGCCGGAACGGCCTCACCGTCACCAAGAATCCGCAGCAGGGCGACATCGTCCTCTACGACTGGGACAACGACGGCGTCGCCGACCACGTCGGCCTGTTCGACAAGTGGGTCGTGCAGGGATCGAGCTTCGCAAGCGTCGAAGGAAACACGAGCCCCACGAACGCGTCGAACGGCGGCCAGGTCGTCCACTACGGAACCGGCGACTTCCACGCCCGCAGCGTGACCGACGTCATCTGCTTCGCCCACCTCGCAACGTAGGAGACCATCATGAACTGGCCCAGCATTGCTGTCGTCGTCTGCATCGTTCTTGCGGTGCTGTTCGTGCTCGCGGTGTTCGGCGTCATCCACGTCGGCCACGTCGGATGAACCGCCGCATACGACTCTTGATCGCCGCCCTGGTCGCGGTCGGCGCCGCCATGCTCGGACCCGGCGCCGCCATCGCCAACGCCGGCTGCAACGCGGTCGCCGGCAGCGTCCAGTACAACGACTCGACCCACATCTACCTGTTCGGCGGCCTCGCCTGCCCCATCAACACCGGATCGAACGCCGGGACATGGGAAGTGCGCGCCTACATGCAGGTCTACTCGGGTGGCGTGTGGGCGATCCTCCCAAGCGTCGCAGCGATCAAGAAGTTCTACACCAACCCCGGAAACGGCGCCCTACTCGAATCGAACTACGGGACGCTTACGTGCTCGGTCGCTCGGAAACGCGTCGGGTCGTTGTGGCGACCGAAGTTCGTGGTCGTCCGTCCCAATGGGTCCACGTCAACGGCGGTGGGGACATCGAGCACCTATCGATGCTGACCGCCCACCACACATCAGCACTCAGCGTCCGCACCGCCTCGCGCAGCAGTTCAAGCCATGACCGGCGATGCGCTGCGGGGCCTTCCCAGTACCTCATCCTGCATCCTCCTACGCGGCGGGCCGCTTGAACAGCATGATATGCCCGTCTTTCCGGCCGAGCACGCTCGCGTCCTGCATCACGTGCACAAGCTCCCAACCATCCCGGCCGGCGGCGGCGAGGTTCGACTCTAGATCATCGAGTTTGATGCCGCCGCCGCCGATCCCCTTGGAGACCGGCACCACCTGGTATTCCCACGTCATCTGCCTGCTCCTCAACGATCGGTGATCGGATAGCGCCGAGCGCGGCTTCGGCGATCAGCCGCATCTCGACGGCGGAGAGTCCCGGCGTATTCGCGATCAGTTCCAGCGCTTCCCGCATGATGCGCTTCTTCATGGCGTGAACTGTACGCCGACGCGTCGTTCGCGTCGTTCATGGAAGCCGACAACCATCGAAACGCCGCAAATAGCGGGCATCACCCATCACGGCGCCGTCAGGTTCCCGCCGCCGTTCGGTAGGACGAAGAGTGAGTCGTCCTTGGGGGGAACGATGCAGAAGAAAGAACGACAACGCCCAAACCGGCGAGACGTGTTCAACATCACGGCTTCGGCTCTAGCCCTGAGCGTCGCTCACGGCTCGATCGACGCTCAGACCGTCGCCGGTCGACTTCCGAATGCTCCAACGCCGCCGCGTCGAGAACCTCGGCATCCAGAGGGACGCGGCCGGCGAGCTCGTCGACGCTGATCCCTAGCACCTCGGCGATCCGTACGGCGACCTGAAGCGTCGGCTCGACCTTGCCCGTTTCATACCGCTGAAATTGTTGGCGTGGCATCCCGAGGCGGCGTGCGACCTCGGCCTGAGACAGTCCTAGACGCGCACGGGCGGTCGGTCCTCCGGGGAGCACGAACCAATCATTGCACGCCGATCCGTCCGGATGCAACTAAATAGTTGACAGCACCTGATCAGTTGCCTACCATGAGCCCGTGGCCCGACACCTGCTCAACCACCACGGCGACCTGGCAGCCAAGTCGAACCTCCACCGGATCAGGCTCGAGAAGGGCCTGACACGGCGCGAGGTCGCAGCATCCGCCGGGATCACTGAGAACTCGCTTCTCAACTACGAGAAGGGCAAGCGATCGCCGCGTCTCACGACGGCGTACCGGATCGCCGAGGCGCTCGGCGTCTCCGTTGAGGAGATCGCATGAGCGCTTCCGATATGCCCCGCCGCGGCACGCCTGGGAGGAGAGGGGCCGGCTTGACGGGTTCGACTCCCGTCCCCTCCCAGGCACCAACTTTCGAGCTGGCGCGTGTAGACGCGACGCTCGACATCCCCGACGCCGGTTGCGGCATCGGGGACAACCTGGCAGGCGGCGAGACGCTCGAGGCTAGGGGGCCCGGACACCCCGCGTGCCCAGCAGCGGGGACTCGCGTTTCGCCGCCCGCCACGACTCTGCCGGCGGCGGGATGTGTTCATCCCCCCACGACGCGACGCATGCCAGACCCGTCGCCGGCAGTTCAGGTCTACAACCTCGGCCGGGCCCTGCTCGCCGCGCCGCCCACCACGAACTGGGCGTGGATCGCAGCGGAAACCCAGCCGGCGGGTGATTGGAACGTGTGGGACCACTCGCCGAACCTCGAAGGCTCCGATGGGTGACACCCTCATCACGCGCACTGCTCGTGATGTGAAGCCGGGCGACACGCTCTGGCTCGACCATCGCGGCTACCGCTGCTGGGCCGTCGAACCATTCGCGTACCAGCCGATCATCCGCTTCTGGCTAGAGGACTACGAAGCCCAGGCCGTTGATCGCGGCACGTTGCAGAGCGTCACGCTCGAGGTGATGTCCTAGTGGCTGGGAACTGGTCGGTGCCTGATCCGACACCCGAAGGCGACCCCGCGAGCCTGCGGTTCACGCGTGTCGCGCGGAGCGTCCCGAACGCGGGCGGCACCGAACTCGACGTGTTGATTCAGGTCTGGTCTGACGGCACGTTCACGTGCGCGCTGCGATCCGTGAACGGCGCGCGGCGTGTCTGGAATGAACCACGCGAGATGGAAGCAGGCGACGCATGAACGACGACACGCCCGAAATGCTCGCAGTCGGCACCGCGCTCATCCTCGTCGTCGGCCTCGCCGCAGCCATCCGCCCCGAAGTACGCACCGAGCTCGCCGGGACGCTTGTGATCCTCGCGGTGATCGGCAGCATCTTCGCGGTACGTGGTTGGTGGGATCGCCGCGGCGCGACCATCGTCGACCGGCTCCGCGAAACGGGCTGGTTCGGATGAGCGACTGGATCTGGCTGTTGCTGATCGTCCCCGTCGTGATCTTCGAACTCGTCTGCGCATTCGCCCGGAAACGACCGGCGCGGACCATCAGCGAGAACGTCCGGGGGTGGGAGAAGCACCGCTGGTATGTCCGCGTGCTCTTCGCGGTGCTGATCATCGCCCTGTTCGCGCACCTGATTCTCGGATGGGCGTGATTACCGTCGTCATGTTCCCGATGGTACCGATCAAGAACGAGGACCACCTACGCGGCTACCTGAAGGCGCACGACCTCTACGTCGTCAGTCGCAGCATCCTTGAAACGATCGTCGAACTCGACGGCTGCTACATCGTCGACGCCTCTGATCCGCTCCGCGTCGTCGTCCGACGGAAGGGCGCCGATGATGCCGCGTAACTGGACGGATAAGCAGCGCCGGCACCTCGAAGCCGTCGGCTACGAAGCATCGCCGAGCCCGACGAATCCGCACGTCACGCGGTACACACCGCACGAAGATTCCGGCAGCGGGGAGACGCCCGCCGGAAGGGACGCTGCGGAACCACCTGCGGGTCCTCAGGCCGCAGCGGTTAGCACGGACTCCCCACACCGTCGGGCACTCCTCCGCGACCGGATTGATTTGGTCGCGGAGTGCCTGATGAACGCCGACCCTGGTGTGCCCGATCCTCCTCCCGCCGGCACGCTCGATCCGCTCACCGCGCGGCGCCTCTTCTACCGCGAATTCGCGGACGCGCTTCTAGCTGACTGGCGGATAGGGGTTCTTGATCGGAGACATCTACCAGCTAGATATTTGAATCCTCGGCGCAGTCAACTCAATCATCAGTGGATTCGCATCTCGCTCCCGTCGGATAGGGACTTCGATGACTAACTGTCACGACTCTGATCGGCCGAAGATTGTGCAGCTCCGAGCGTTGCAGAATAGTGCGCAGTGGCGCAACCCGTCGGCGCGGAAGGCCAACCTGATCATCTGGGCTGCTGATCGAATTGAAGAACTCGAAGCGACGATCACGCAGATCGATTCGTTCGAGGCCGGCGCCGCACGAGCGCGTATCGCCTCCCTCGAAGCAGACCTTCTGGCGGTTTCGGAGGTGGGAGCGGCAACCTCCCACGAGCTCACATGCAAGACCCGAACTATCCACGAGGCTTTGGAGTATCTGAAGGTCAACGAGCCAGACGCGGCAGCAGTTGAACTTGAAACGTGTCTCTTGGAGTGGTCGTGACTGCCGCCTTCATCTTCGCGTTCGGGCTTCTCGTCGCGATCGTCGTGAAGGAACTCGTCGACGGGTTCAAGGCGGGACGCGCGAAGGACGACGAGTTGGTGCAGCGTCTCCGAAGGTGGGGCCTCTAATGCCTCGCAACTGGACAGACGCGCAGCGCCGGCACCTCGAAGACGTCGGGTATGAAGCGGTGGAGCAGACGGGTCACGTCACCAGGTACGAGAAGACCGGGTACGCGCCTCGCTCTAACAATTTCCAGGAGGCTCCGCTTGGTCTCGGGTTTACGTGCTTGACGTGTGGGTGTCATGTGGCTCGCGAGTTCACACGCCGGCACCGCGAACGGTGCACAGCATGACCCGCGACATCATGCATCGCGTCTGGTCGAAGTTCGGGACGCACGACCCGGTAACCGGGATCAAGCAGTACACCGCGGACGATCTTCGACGCGCCATCGAGGAACTCGAGTTCGAGCGCGACAACCTCGGCGACTTCGAGTTTCACATCCTCCGCAGCTTCAAGGCGGAACTCGCAGAGATGGAGCCGTCGTCATGACTCCTGAGGATCATGTTGATTGGGTCGAACTCGGCTACCCCGCGAACTGGTACGTCGAAGTCGGCATGAAACGACTCGAACGAATGCTCGCCCAAGACGCAGCCGAGAAGCACCAGGCCGCAAAGATCAAAGCTCTCGACCTGCGCCGCGCACCACGGACTCTCCACAGAATTCCGGCAGTGGGGGGACGCCCGCCGGAGGGTCAGAGGTCGAGACTGGGACAGCCCACGCTCCCGCTGCTACGACGGACTCCCCGCACGATTCTTACGCCGCGCTGCGCGAAGCGATCGACCGCATCCCGCCGCCGACCAGGCGGCAGCGAATCCTCTTTCGGTACTGGGACCTGGTTGACAGGTTCCGCAGCCCGAATCGACCTGTCTAACCCCAACCCCTGGGAGGTGCCGTGGGCACCGACGTTGATATCCGACCGACCCCGTCAAGCGGCGTCGTCCATTCCCTAGCGCAGGACGCCGCAGCGGCTCGCGAGCTCGCACGGTTCGTCCGCGAGCAGAGCCTGTCGCAGACCATCCAGGGCCGTGAATATCTGACGGCCGAGGCATGGAGCGCCGCTGGCCGGCTGCTTGGCTTGCGGATCGTGTGTGACGAGCCGAAGGCGTTCACCGGCATGGAAGGCGCCGGCGGCTACTCGTGCCGCGCCCACCTCTACGACGCGAACGGCGTGCAGATCGCCGAGGCTGGCGCGATCTGCCTGCGTGGTGAGAAGCGGTGGATGCACGCCGACGAATTCCAGATCTACAGCATGGCGCAGACACGCGCGTCGGGGAAGGCGCATCGGATGGCGCTCTCGGCGCTCGCGAAGCTCGCGGGGTTCGAGGCGGCACCCGTCGAGGAGATGGACGTCGACATCGCCACCAAGCAGCCCGGCGAAGGGATGGCGGACAGCACCGAGCCGATGCCGGATCCGATCGTGGGCAGGGCGGAACGGAAGCGGATCGACGAAGCCCGCGAAGCCGCGTCGCTCACCGCCGCCGAGGTCAGGGACGTGATGCAACGCATGTTCAACGTCCCAAACAGCCAGATGCTCAGGATGAGCCAGGTCGAGCCGCTGATCGCGGAGATTCAGGCGAAAGGGATGAACGACATCCCCGAAGACGTGCCGGCAGAGCAGACGGAACTGCTCGGAGACGACGCGGCATGAGCGACGACCTTCCCTACGTCGCGATCGGCAACGGCGAGCAGGCTCCATGGGCAAGCCTCGACTTGTGCTGCCCGAACTGCGGCGGCAACCCGCTACCGCTCGAAGACTCGAAGCCGCCCGGCATGACCTTCATCCACTGTCCGATGTGCGATGGGACGTGGCTCCGTGGTCAGCCGGACTTCGATCGGATGATCCGATGAGCACCGTCGACCACACCGACGATCCGGTCTATGAGTGGCACATCGATGTCGGCGGACGGGTCGAGACCTGGACGGCTCAGCACACGTGGTTGAACGAAGGCGTACTGATCCTCGGACACGCCGACGACGACGGGTACGCGTTCCAACCCATCGCGCAGTACAGCCGCGGCGCATGGGTTCGATGCACTCGCGGGGCGGAGATCCCGACATGACCGGCACCGACCTCGTTACGCAGTTCGGGAACGACCTCGTCATCCGCGACGACGACACCGGCCAACCCGTCGCGGTCCGGTTCCCCGGCGGCGGCGACATCAGCCTCGGCGATCTCGACGGCCTCGCCTTATGGCTGCGTACCGTGATCGACCTCGAGCGGATCGCGCTCCGCGAAGTGAAGAGCCTCGTCGGCGAGCACATCACGCTCCTGCTTGACGAGCACGCCGAAGCGACCGGCACCTACACGTATCACACGCGGGACGGGATCGACGTCAGCGTCGAGAGTCGCGGCACCGCCGAGGAAGCAACCACCATCGACGTCGCCGGCCTGCACAAGGACCTGATGATCCTCCGGCAGCGCGCCGGCGCGTCGTTCGAGGATGCGCTTGCGACGGTCGACTCGTTCTTCATCATCGAACGGAAGCTGAGCGACAGCGGCAAGAAGAAGCTGCTCGCGCTCGGGTCGGCGTACGCGGAAGCGCTCGACGAGCACACCCAACCCGCAGAACGCGCCCGCAAGGCGCCGAGCGTTAGACGCGCCCGGTGACCAGGCGGGCCCTGCCGGAGCTGATCGACGTGCGCACCGCTGTCGAGGAGACGGGTCTTCAGAAGTCGACCGTCATGCGGATCATGCGGCAGTGCGAGGTTGTGAAGCCGCCTGGTGTGCGGCGCGTGTTTGTGCGCCGCTCGGATTTCGAGCGAGCGCTCGGCCTCGGAACGAGGCAGACGTGACGCTGTCGCCTACCGCCTGGTGGTGTCCTGAATGCCCCGGTGTGTGTACAAACCGGCTCCATGGATGGGAACTCGTTCCGGCGTTGACGCCGGGGCTATCTCTCGCTGATCTCGCCGTCCGCCTCCGCGACGCCGGATACACCGTGGGCGAGGCACACGAGGGCGATCCGTGGGACTTCAACGGGCTGGTGGTTGCCGAGAAGGAGCCGGCGTGAGGTACCGCACCATCGTCGCCGACCCGCCATGGCACTACGACGCGACCGGCATCACGTTCGGAGAATCGGAGTCGACGAAGCACGCGCTGCCGTACGGATCGATGACGCTGGACGAGATCAAGGCGCTCCCCGTCCGCGGGATGAGCGACAACGTCGACGGCGACGCACACCTCTACCTGTGGACGACGAACCTCTACCTCCGCGACGCGTTCGACGTCGCTCGAGCATGGGGATTCTGGCCGAGCGCAACGATCGTATGGTGCAAAGCACCGACGGGGTTCAGCCTCGGCGGAGTCTGGCCGACGAACAGCGTCGAATTCGTGCTGTTCTGCCGCCGCCCGAAGATCGTCCGACGTCCCGACACGCTCGAAGTCACGTGGTATCTCGCCGACCAGGCCGAGGCTGCCGGCATCACGCGACGCCAAGTCGATGAGCACATGGGAACGAGCGACATGGCTGGATGGTGGCTGTCGAAGATCGAGACGCGCTGCGCGATCCCCACCGACGAACAATGGCCGCGGCTGCGTGACTTCCTCGGCATCGACGGACGCCTCGACTCCACGGTGCAGCGACTCAACGCGCAGAAGGGAACGACCATCCCGGAGCGATTCGTCCGCGCACCCTCTGCCTGGTTCCAATGGCCACGCACCGCGCACAGCGCGAAACCGGAAGCGTTCCTCGACCTTGTCGAGTCCGTCTCCCCAGGCCCGTACCTCGAGCTGTTCGCGCGCCGTAACCGCCTCGGATGGGACACATGGGGCAACGAGGCGCTCCAGCACGTGGAGATGGGCGCATGACCCTAGCGCCGCGGCACGATCAGATGCGCATAGACTCGGAGCGTGATCTGAGGGTTGGAGTGGCCGAGCCTGGCTGCGACGCGGACGACGTCCATCCCGTTCCGCAAGCACCGGCTGGCGTGAAGGTGCCGCCACGAGTGGGGTCCGAACGTCCTCGTCGCTTCCTCGTGCTGTTTGCCGCGGCAGGCGCGGAGGATGCCTTGTCCGACAGCACCACGACTCGCAACCGGGAATACGCGTTGCCAGTCAGCAGCACCCTCAGGCCGATCGGGGAGGGCGAACGGTGCGTCGGGTTCGCTCTGCACCCACCGCTCACCCGCAGCGGTTTTCGATTCCACGATCCGGATCGCTTCGTGGTCGGCGTCGACGTCTGCCCAGGTGAGGTTCACCGCTTCGCTGATCCGCAACCCGGTCGCGCCGATGAATTCGACGATCGCGCGATGCTCCGCGTTCAGTCTGGAGAGGATCAGGTCTTCCTCGTCCGGCGTCGGAATCGTGACGCGCTTGCCGGTACTCGGCGGCTTCTTCACGCTGCGTGCGTCGACGGGGTTCGGATCGATGCCGGCATAGTCGAGCACCATCCGCAGAATGCTGATCCGGCCGCGAATCGTGCGGTTCGCCTCGCCCCTGTCTTTCAGGCTGAGGATCATCGTCTGCACGTCACGCGGCGACACCTCGGATGCGTCGAGGTGGCCGAGCAGGTCGACCACGGGCCTGGTCCGGTCGGTGATCGACTCGAGCGACGCAGGCCGCATATCCGCACGCCGCGTCTCCAACCACTCCGCAACCACGTCACGCACGAGACGGCGATGCGTCGCACCACCGATCACCGTGCGGTCCGGGACTCGGCCGGCGGCGAGCTCGCGCTCCGCCCACTGCTTCCGCAGCTCCGCCTCCGTCTTCGTCTTGAACGAGCCGAGGTGCACTTGGCGGTGGAGACTCGTCTGCTGCCACCTGACGACGAATCGGATGATGCCGGGGCGGCGTTCGGTGCGGACGATAAACACCGCCATCAGGAGATCACCCGATGAGCATCCAGGATCGCCTCCGAATGCAGGCTCCGTTCCTCCGGGGGTTCGGATCTGGTGCTATCGCTGCGTCTGTTGAGGAGGCGGCTGATCGGATCGACGCGTTGGAGGCCGCGCTCCGCGAGATCGCGGACTCGAAATTGATGATCCACGACGCGCCCCGCCGCATCGCTCGCCGCGCTTTGGAGTCGTCTGCGTGACTACGCATCGTGCACCGCTAGTCCATGTCCCAGCCGGACCGGAAGCGCGGCAGGAGCCGCCGCTTATCGACCTTCTGCGGGCCGTGGAAACGAGGCGGACGCGGACGCGGCTGGTTGTGCCGGCCGTGGTGGCAGACCTTGCAGAGCGCGCGCAGGTTCGACAGGTCGTCCGTGCCGCCCTTCGACACCTCGACGATGTGATCGACGGAGAGTTCGCGGTCGCTGCCGCAGAGGACGCACTTCCAGCCGTCGCGGTAGTAGACGGCCATCCGCACGTCGTACGGAAGCCCCCTCCGGCGCGGTTTGGCGTCGTCGGTGTCGCTATCCATCGTGTCCATATCTTATACCGCACCACCCAAAACGGCCACCGTTGGCTCAACCATGCGGATAGTGGGATACGAACGGGAACTGACGCAAACCCGCGAAACCCGTGGAATGCAGCCACTTCGCGAGCGGCGCTGCGTCGCATATGGCGCCGATATGCACCCCTGCACGTTGCAATATCTTCTACCGAGGCCGCATCGTGATCCCGCTGGAAGCGCGTCTCGTATCCCGCACGCACCGCGACGCGACCACTGGATGCTGGGTGTTCACCGGCTCGCTTTGCCGTGGATACGGAGCGATATCGACTGGTGCCGCCGGCGCGGGCACCTCGTACGGGCACCGCGTCATGTACGAGCTCGCGTACGGCCCTGTCCCTGACGGCCATCACGTCCACCATCGATGCGGGAACCGTGCGTGCTGCAACCCGGAACACCTCGAGGCGGTGCCTGGACGAAGCCACTCGTCAGGCCACGCCATCGAGAGGCACGTGGCGGAGCACGAACGCGAGGCGTTCGATCGCGTAGTCGACGCCGTACGTGAGTTCCACCGTGTCCGATCTGAACGGTCGGCGTCGTGAGGCCGCTCTTGCTGGACGTTTTTTGCGGCGCCGGCGGATGCAGCGTGGGGTATCACCGTGCCGGGTTCGACGTCGTCGGCGTCGACCTCAACACGCAGCCTCGCTACCCGTTCGACTTCGTGCAGATGGATGCGCTGGAGGCGATCGAGTGCGCCCTGTACGGCGGACAGATCGGCCGGTTCGTCGGGATCGACTTCGACGCGATCCACGCATCGCCGCCATGCCAGGCGTACACGATGCTCAAGACGCTCCAGGGAGACAAGGAGTACGTCGACCTCGTCGGCGCCACGCGAGATCTATTGAAGGCGTCCGGGTTGCCGTACGTGATCGAGAACGTCGTCGGAGCGCCGCTCGTCGACCCGGTGATGCTGTGCGGGTCCAGCTTCGGGCTCCGGATCCGCCGGCATCGCCTGTTCGAGGCGAACTTCCCGATCATGACGCCGCCCTGCCAACACGGGTGGCAGACCGACAAGAAGTACCCCGCGTTGAACGGGCAGGATCGAAAGCGCGGTGGCCGGTCGAGCATCGTCGGCGTGTACGGCAACGGCGGCGACAAGCGCGCCGACCTATGGGCCGAATGCATGGAGATCGACTGGATGACCCGCCAGGAACTCACCCAGGCGATCCCGCCTGCCTATACGGAGCTGATCGGCCACCAGCTCATGCAGCACCTGCGGAGCGCCGCGGCGTGATTGGGCAGCTTCAACTGTTCCAGCCCACCCCGCCACGATCGGATACGCCGCTCGGCGAGCGTCGTGCATGGCTCCACCCAGACGGCTCCTATCGGGCGTATGAGGGGCCGTTGTTTCCTGGTCTCGACGAGATCGACAAGCAGCGAAAGGAGCCCGCATGAGCGCCATCGACAGGCTGACGTCGTGGTGCGAGGTACACCAATTCGACGGCATCCGCTTCGAACGCCTCTCAGCACCGCCGCATCTCGCCGGCCACTGGTGCGTGATCGTGAAGACGGGCGTCTGGAAAGCAGACGACGACGATATCGACGACGGCGAACGCTACCTCGGAGACGGCGAAACGATCGAGCAAGCCGCACTTGCGGCGCTCGAAGGCATCCAGCACCTCACATGGTCAGCGTCGTGAAGCAGCGGCTTCCGCAGCAAACCGAGAAGGCCTTCCAAGCGCAGGTCCTCGACCTCGCGCGCCTGAACCATTGGCACGCCTACCACACGCGGGATTCTCGCGGCAGCCATCCCGGGTACCCAGATCTGCATTTTTGGGGGCACGGCCGCAGCTTCTTCGCGGAACTGAAAGCCGAACGCGGCTATTTGTCGCTTGATCAGCGGCGGGTGATCGCGCAGCTCCGCGCAGCCGGCGTCGACGTCCGCGTATGGCGCCCGTCGCAGTGGCTCGAGATCGTCGCGGAACTCACCAAACACCGCACGTCGTCGGCGCTGCCTGACCTGCCGAAGGCCGACCACTGAAGAACCGATGACTATCTCCCCCCGCGCCTCTTACAACCTCCCGAACGACGGTCGCTGCCCGCACTGCGGAGCACCGCTCGAGGTCGGACCAGCAACGCCACCGCACCACGCGGAGGCGATCTGCATCGACTGCGGCTTCGGCGGCCGGCCACTGCACATCGCATTCCTCGTCGACCCCACTAAGCCGGATCGCGCCAAGAGCCGTAGAGATGCGAACGCCGCGTGGAAATCACTGCATCAGGACGAGGATGGCAGCGTCATGTGCGTCATCTGCCTCGAGACCAGCCACCGCCGCCCGGACCTGTCGTTCGCAGTCGACCACGTGATCCCGCTCGGCCCGCCATTCGGCGGCCCTGATACGTTCGAGAACACGCGGATCCTGTGCAGCGACTGCCACACGATCAGGCACGTCCTCGAGCGCAGCGCCCGCCGGCGCCGCACGGACACCGCGGCGTGATGGCTGCAACGCCGATCGAAGACGCCCTCGAAGGCGCCGCGCTCCGATACGCCAGCAACGGCTACCCCGTCTTCCCCTGCCACACGCCCACACCGACCGGCGCGTGCTCATGCGGCACGCCGGATTGCGGCAGCATCGGCAAGCACCCGCGCACCGCGAATGGCCTCAGCGACGCCACCACCGACGCTGCCCAGGTCGCCGCGTGGTGGAAGCGATGGCCTGACGCGAACATCGGCCTCGCGACTGGCGGCGCCAAGCGGCTCGTGATCCTCGACGTTGACCAGCCCGACGCGATCCACAACCTCCCGGCACCGCTCGCCGAGACGCTCACCACGCAGACCGGACGTGAAGGCGGAGGCCGGCACCACTGGTATCACGCGCCGCTCGGCGTGTCCGTCAGAAACACCCGCGGCCGGCTACCAGCCGGCATAGATATCCGTGGTGACGGCGGGTACATCATCGCGCCGCCCAGCCTTCACGCGACCGGACAACGCTACCGCCCCGCCGATCGTCGGCCGATCGCCGAACTCCCCGGCATGATCGTCGCGCTCGTCGCAGCAGCGCACCGAAACGACGCTCCGCAACGTGTCGCTCCGCGTGAGTGGACGAACCAGGACGGAACGGCGTATGGCATCGCCGCGCTGGAACGCGAAGCAGCCGACGTCGCAGCGACCCCCGAAGGTGGCGGCATCCACGGCGGCCGGAACGAGCAGCTCGTCCGATCCGCATTCTCACTCGGCCAACTCATCGCCGGAGGCGAACTCGACGAGCGCGCAGCCGTCGCAGCGCTCGAACAAGCCGCCGCAGCGTGCGGCCTCGAGCATCGCTCCGCCGAAGCGACAATCACCAGCGGCATCACCGCCGGCCAGCAAGAGCCGCGCAGCGCCCCCGCAACGGAACGCCCCGTTACCCGCGTCGCGGAGCGTGACTATGACCCGCAGCCTCCGCCGAAGCAGAACACGTGGCCGCTCACCGACCTCGGCAACGCGGAACGTCTCGTCCACTACTTCGGAGCGCACATCCGCTACTGCTCGGCGTGGAACACCTGGCTCGTCTGGGACGGCACGCGATGGAAGCGCGACGCCAACGGCGCCGTCGTCCGATACGCCAAGCGAACAGCACGCCAGATCTTCCAGGAAGCCGCCGACGAAGAGAACGAGGATCGCCGTAAAGCGCTCGGCAAATGGGCAGACAGAAGCGAGAACCACGGCCGCCTCAACGCCATGATCTCCCTCGCCGAATCCGAACCCGGCATCCCCATCCAGCCCGAGCATCTCGACGCCGACCCGTACCTCCTGAACACCTCGAGCGGCACCGTCGACCTTCGCACCGGCGAGCTCCGCGACCACGACCGCGGCGACCTGCTCACCAAGATCGCGCCCGTCGCGTACGTCGCCGCCGCAGACGCGCCGTTCTACCACGCATTCCTCGACCGCGTGTTCGCAGGCGACGGGAAACTCGTCGCGTTCCTGAACCGCGTCGCCGGCCTGTCGATTCTCGGCACTACCAGCGAACGACTGCTGCCGATCTGCCACGGCGCCGGCGCAAACGGCAAGTCGACGCTACTCGAACTCTGGAGCCGCGTGCTCGGCGACTACGCCGACCAGGCCGACGCCGACACGCTACTCCTCGCGAAGCGGCAGACCACCGGCAACACGCCCGAACTCGCAGACCTGCACGGCAAACGCCTCGTCGTGACCAGCGAAACCAGCGAAGGACGCCGGCTCGACGTCGCCCGCGTGAAAGCCATCACCGGCGGCGACACGATCAAGGCGTGCCGGAAGTTCGAGAACCCCTTCTCATTCACGCCCAGCCACACCGTATGGCTCGCAACCAACCACCGACCCCGGATCACCGACGATGGAGCTGCGATCTGGGACCGCGTCCACCTGATCCCGTTCACCGTCACGTTCCCGCCTGACACCCGCGTGCCGCGGCTCGAACTCGACGAGCGGCTCGACCAGGACGCGCCAGGCGTCCTCGCATGGCTCGTCCGCGGCGCCGTCGAGTACCTCCGAAACGGCGTCGGCGAGATCCCCGAAGCAGTCCGCATCGCGACCGACGCGTACCGATCGAACGAGGACGTGATCGGCGCGTTCCTAGACGACATGACCGAGCGTTCTCTATCTGACAACACCGCTTGCAGGGCGCTTTTTACCGCTTACAGCGAGTGGTGCGACGGCGCCGGCGAGCGCCCAATGAGGGAGCGAGACTTCGCTCCGCGGGTGGAGGCTAAGGGATACGAGAAACACAAGACGAAGACATCGAACGTGTGGCTCAACCTACGCTTGAAGGTTGAATCTACGTGAACCTAGTAACCCTCAAGTGTTTAGTCGAGAGAAAAAGGTGGAGGGTGGAGGCTGTGGAGGCTAAATGCTTAGACGCATAAGAGCATTAGCACAGAATCGGATAAGTGCGTATCTAGCCTCCAACCCTCCACCTGTCGTCAGTCGAGGCAACGCATGATCGACCCGCGCATCCAACGTGCCGCGCTCGAATTGAACCGCGCCGGCGTCGTGACCGACCGCGAGCTCGACGCGTACGCGCTCCACGCAGCCGGGAACGGCTACATGCGCATCGCCCTCCACCTCGGCATCTCGCGTGGTGCAGCTCGTGATCGGTACAAGCGCGCGGAACGGAAGATCAGCGACTACCTGAAGGAGCAGCACGATGCAGCATGACCGGCTCGATGTCGACCAGGCCCGACTCCGCTACCGCTACCAACCCCAGGTCGACCCGAGCCTCGCGGCACAGCAGGCAGCGTTCCGCGCCGGCGCATCAGTCCCCGAGATCGGCCACCGCACATGTGAACGCGAGGACCCTACGATCGGCAACGAGGAATTCATCCGCGGCATCCCCCTCGTCGGACGCGTCTCGGGGACGATGCGCGGCACACGACCCGGCGATGATCCGCGACTCCTCTACGACATCTGGTGATCCGTCCGATGCCGCTTGATACACTCCCACTGCGGCGGCTGACCGAGAGCAATCGACTCGCCAGCAGCACGACCAACGTGCACGCACGCACAGCGCCCGACGTGTCTCTCGACACGCTGGGCGCTTCGTCGTCCTGATGCCAAACCCCGCCTCAACGTGGTAGCCGTCGCGCTCCCAACCACGTTCCTCGACGGCCGCACCAGCATCCGACGGCAACGCCTCACCCAGGCCCAAGGCCTGATCACCGAGACGTTCCAACGCGGCACATGGAGCACCTCGAGCGCAGGCACGTCAGGCCAGATCGTCGGCAGCCCCGTCTACTTCTTCGCAGGCGAACTGATCACCTCCATCCAGTGCAGCCTCGGATCGGCAGGCACATCGAACACGCTCGTGAAGCTCGGCATCTGCGACGCGTCGGGCGTCGTGCAACGCACCACCGGCGACGCCTCGGCATCGTTCACGACCACCGGCGACAAGGACACCAACCTCACCAGCACCTGGACCGTACCGACCGACGGCGCGTACTACATCCTGTTCCTCGCGACCGGCGGCACCATCCCCGGCCTGATGCGCACAGCAGGATCAGCAGCTGGCAGCAACGGCGCCTTCGGCAGCGGCACCATCCGTGCCGGCGTGGTGCAGGCTGGGCAGACGGACATCACCGGCACGCTCACCCTCGCAGTGAACAACGTCGTGTTCTGGATCGCCTGCCGCTGACCGACGCGCAGTTCCGGTACGAACTCGAAACGCGCAGGCTGATCACCATGCCGCTCGCGATGCTGACCGAGATCCTCGACCGTGACTATCACGTCACCGACGACCACGACCCGATGTGCGTCATCATCAAGCGCAAGCCGCGAGCAGCAGCATGAGCACACCGCTCACGCCACGCCGAGTACGAGGCCGCAGCATCTGGCTCGACCCACGCTGGAAGAAGGCACGAGCCGAAGCGATCACGCGCGACCAGCACCAGTGCCGAGCATGCGGCGCGACGACGCGCCTCACCGTCCACCACACCACGTACGCACAACCCTTCGACGTTGGCACCCTCGTCACGCTCTGCCAATCGTGTCACGGCAAGATCGACGGCCCCAAGGCACGGGGGGGACGACGGTCACGCGTGGGGGGCGTGACTGCCGCAGGGGTCTCTTTTCAGGTCGGTGGGGAAGCCGGAAACCGCTTTTTGGATACCGTGCATGGCTAGTTCGCGTAGGGGTCGACCGGCGAAGCCGGCGGAGCTCCACCAGGCTGAGGGGACGAAGTCCGAGGTTGGTGTGAAGCGCGTCGCTGGCACGAAGCGGCGAGCGACGACGCGGCCGGAACCGAAGACGGTTCTTTTGAAGGGCCGCGATGGGTTGTCGGCGCCGAACCATCTTGACGAGATGGCGCTGGCGGCGTGGGCGCAGCTTCGTGATGATTGTGCGGCGGTTCTGGACGCGGCGGATGCGGCGATGCTCGAGGCGGCAGCGGTCGCGCTTGGCCGGTTCCGTTCTGCGCGGATCGTGGTGAACCGCGACGGGCTGCTCGTCGAGGGACGGTTTGGGCAGATGGTGGAGAATCCGGCGTTGAAGGTGGAGCGGGACGCGGCGATGATGCTACACCGGGCGATGGTGGAGCTCGGGATCGGTCCGAGCGCTCGAGCACGGTTCGCGGGTGTCGGCGTCGAGGGTCTCCAGGTCTCGGGTGCGTTTCCTGAGTTGGCGGCGACGGCATGACGCTGCTTGAGCGGATGCTGAATCCAAAGCCGCGTTGGGTGCCTCGGGATGCGCGTCGTAGAAGCGTTGATCTTCTCGGCTGCACCTGGGTCTGGGTTCGGCCTTGGTGCGACGCTGAGACGACGGCGTTGACGGCGTTTGAGGATTCGCTGTTCGTGCGGTTCGATGACTGGCTCTGGAATCATCGGGCTACGCGGTTGATCACGCGGCTCTGGTGGCGGAAGGTGAAGGTCACGTAGGTGGCGACGGTGTCTGCGCCGCGGCCGAAGAGGTCGCCGGCGCCGCGTAAGCGTGCGCCGAAACGAACTCCGAGCCGTGGCCCGTCGGCCGTTCTGTTCTTCGAGCGGCGTCTCAGGCACTCAAAAGGCCCGCTGATCGATACGCCGTACCGGGTGACGGACGAGTTCGCGGCTGACTTGGACCTGATTCTCCAGGTCGACGCTGCCGGGATGCCGTTGTGGCGCGAGGTTTTGTGGGGCGTTCCGCGTGGTTGTGGGAAGTCGCCGGCCGCTGCGGGCCTCGGACTCTTCGATCTCGCACGGCTCCGTGACCGTCCGGAGATCTATCTCGGCAGCGGGGCGCGAGATCAGGCGCGGATCGTCGGCGAATACGCGCGCAGCATGGCCTCGTCGGGGCCGTTGAAGGATTGGACGCGTCCGATCATCGGCGGCGTCCGGTGGACGGGTCCGGGTGGCGGCGTGATCCGCGACGTCTCCGCGGATGGTGGTCTTCAGCACGGCAAGTATCCGGTGCGGACGATTCTCGACGAGATGCACGTGTTCACGACGCTGAAGCAGCAGGCGTTGTTCGAGGCGTTCCAGTCGACGCTGCATAAGCGGGCTGATTCGCAGCTTTTGGGTATCACGACGGCGGGTTGGGACTGGCAAACGCTGCTTGGGGAGTGGTTTGCGGCCAGTTTGAAGGCGCCTATCGTGGAGCGTGCCGGGCCGTTGGGGTGCCGGTTGGTGTGCCAGGATCGCGATGCGGGGCGGTTGATGATCTGGTGGGGCGCCCCAGACGACGCTGACGCTAGCGATCCGGCGGTTTGGAGGGCTGCGAATCCTGCTCCGTGGTTGTGGCCGCAGCTCGACGGAGCCGCCAGGCGGTATCCGCGGGCTACTTTCGAGCGTCTCGTGCTGAATCGGTGGACGGAATCGAGTGATTCGAGCATCCGGCCGGACGCGTGGGCTGCTTGTGAGGCTGTCGACCTCGATCCGGACGGCGAGGCGGTGCTTGCATGGAGCGCGTCGCCGCGCCGCGACCAGGCGGCCCTCGTCAGCGTCGCGATGGCTGGCGAGCGCGTCGTGGTGCGCCTCGTGAAGGCGTGGGCGGATGCTGAGCAGGGCGTGATCGAGGCTGAGATGGCCGCGGCGGTGTCTGAGCGGGTCCGTGCGGGCGCTGTGGGATGCTTCGCAGCCGATCCCTTGCAACTCCCGGACGCGTACGAGTCGGTGCGCGCAATGGGCCTCTCGGAGTGGCGTGGTGAGCGCGCGAATCGTCCTGGGATGCCGCAGACGCCGGCATTCATGGAGCCGGCGACGAGCGAATTTGCAGCAGCGGTCGAATCAGGCCGTCTCGCGCATGACGGTGATGGTGATCTACGGCGGATGGTGCTCCGCGTCGAAGCGTCCGACACGCGCCGCGGCTGGATGCTGGCACGGCCAAAGCGCTCGGGTGACCGCCGGCCGGAATCGGTTGAGGGCGCGATGGCTGCCGCGATGGGTGTCTACGCGGCGGCGACGAAGCCTTCGGCGCCGTTCTTCGAGGTCTGGGACTAATGCGGCGTCGTGTTCGCGTACGGATGCAGCTCGTCGGCAACATGGGAACGCTGGAGGGCCTCTTGATCCAGTCACGATGGGGGTCCCAGTCGCACTACCGGCTCATCGACGCTGCGTTCCTCGAATCGCAGACAGATCGGCATGAACTCGCGTCGGCGGCGACGATGATCCCGCGCGAGAACGTCCGTTTCTACGAAGAGTTGCGAGACGCTCCGGTGATCGTCCCGGCGGCGCTGACATCGCGGGCTGGATCATGATCCTCACGAGCCGGTATGGGAACGTTGAGGTGCGCTCGGCTGGCGAATGGCCGGGGTTTCAGTTCGGCGCGAATCCGTTGACGGTGCCGCCTCCTGGATGGCGAAGCGGTGTCGATCGTGGTGCTGTCTCTGGCATTCCCGCCGCCGACGCGTGCGTCAGGATCGCATCCGAAGGCGTCGCTGGGATGGAGCCGGGCGTGTTCCGTGGTGATGGGCTGGACCGGCTCGAGGTGAACACGACGTGGCAGGCGCGCTTCTTCAACGGTCAGCCGAACGATGAGGAGCCGTGGAATACCGTCTGGCAGCAGACGGAAGCGTCGCTGACGGCGGAACGGAACGGATACTGGTGGCTGACGCTCGACAACATGGCGCGTGTCGCGGCCGTACAGGTGATCGATCCGTGTCTGGTGACGCCGAAGCGTGAGTACGGCGTGAAGGTGTTCGACGTTCAGCAGAAGGGCGGAAGGATTACGGTCGGCAGTGACCGGATTCTGCACTTCAAGGGCATGAGCCGGCCAGGCGCGGTTGCGGCGGAGAACCCGGTCACCTTGTTCTGCAACACGTTCGGCGCGTCGATCCATCGCACGTCGTACGAGGAGGAATTCTACGAGCGTGGCCTCGGCCAGGCGATCGCGGTCACGTTCCCGCAAGGCGTCAACCTCCAGGACGCCCGCGCGATCCAGGAAGCGATGCTCCAGAGTCACGGCGGCGCTGGCAATCAGCACAAGCCGCGGGTCTTCGGAGGCGGCGCGCAGATCACCACGATAGGCATCAGCCCACGCGATGCGCAGTTCATCGAAGGAATGAACCTCACCGTCGAAGAGGTCAGCCGCATCTACGGCGTGCCTCAGTCGCTGCTTGGCGGGTCGAGCGCGAAAGGCGACGCGACGCCGCTCTCGCCCGAGCATGAGATGACACGCTGGCTCCGCTACGGCCTCTCGCCGCGTCTCTCGCGGATCGCGGCGGCGATCAATCATCATCCCGCGTTCTTCGGCGCCGGCTCGCGCGATTCGTTCGCGTGGGAGACGGGTGACGCGGTCGTCGGAGATGTCGCGACGGAGGATCTGATCGCGCACCAGCAGATCCAGGATGGCCGGATCACCGTCAATGAATGGCGCGCGACCAAGGGACTCCCGCCGCTCACCGGCGGTGACGTGCCGCAGATCACGCCAGTCGGCGGAGCACCCAACCCCGGCGCGGCAGTGATTCCGACCGGTGGCCTTGAGCCGGCGACCGAACCCGCAGCGGAGCTCGAAACTTAGGAGCGTGAGATGAGCGTGATCGAGAACCCGGTAGCGGGAGGCAACGGCACGGACCAGATCCGGTACGCCGTCGCTCCGATCCGCGATGTCGACTTCCGCGACGCATCCGCGAACCACGATGGGTCGTGGACGATCAGTGGCTACGCGGCAGTGTTCGACCAGGAGACCGTCCTCTACGACGACCAGTTCGGCCAGGTCCGCGAGTCGATCGCACCCGACGCATTCGACGGCGTCCTCGCCCGCGAGCACCTCGTCCACCTGAATTTAGGGCATGACATGAACCGGTCAGTCGCGTCAACGGACGTTCCGGCCGGAAACATCGGCAGTCTCGAGCTCAGTTCCGACTCGCACGGGCTCAGGTTCCTTGCCCGCGTTGACCGGAACGATCCCGACGCGCAGGCGCTCGCGGCAAAGATGAGTCGCGGGATCATCCGCCAGGCCTCGTTCGCGTTCAACATCGAATCACGATCGTCGGAGAACGTCGGCGTGACCGACGACGGCCGCACGATCACGAAAGTCCGGATCGAGACGGTCCGGAATCTGTTCGACGTCTGCTGCACTCCGCAAGCCGCGTATCCGCAGACGGAAGCGATGCTTCGATCAATCGGAGCGTCGTTCGGTCAGCCCGCTGAGCGGGAGGCCATCCGAGTCACGCCTCCGTTGGAGGACGGCTCGAGCGTCGTCATCGATGGCGATGCCGGGACCACCGACCCCGCAATCCGCAAGCGGCTGGCGCTGTTGCGCGTGAAGGCGGCGTCGCTCATCCCGAACGAAGGAGCGGCTGACTCGTGAATGTCGAGCAGCTCAATGCCGCGCACACCGCGGCGACGACACGCGCCATCGAGGTGCGCACCAAGATCGACGAGGCGGACGACGCGACGATCACCGAAGAGGACATCGCAACCCTTCAGTCGGAGCTCGTGGACGCCGTTACCGAGGTCGAGAGGACTCGGACGAATCTGGAACTGCGGATCAAGCAGGACCAGATCCTCGACGCAGACCCGGTCGACGTTCCCGAACCCATCCAGCGGACCAGTGCGACCGCGAAGGGTTCGCTCCGGACGGAGAACATCTACCGGCCCGACTCGTTCCAGGCGCGCACGCCGATGTTCTTCCGCGACCTGTGGCGAGCGAAGAACGGCGACCCGCGAGCCTACGAGCGGCTCGAGCGGAACAACCGCGAGTACGACGACATGATCCAGCAGCGCGCCGGTGTCAACCAGACGCTGACGAGCGGCGGAGATTTCGTGTACCCGGTGTTCCTCGCCGAGTTCGCGGCGAAGCTCCGCGCTGGCCGGGCGACGATGGACGCGATCGGCCCGAAGCCGTGGATCGCGACCAACAGCATCAACCTGCCGGCCATCACGACCGGCGCGACGACCAGCATCCAGGCAGACGGATCGAGCGTCTCGAATACGGATCTCGTGACCGCCACGATCACCGCTGCGGCGCAGACCGCTTCGGGCCGCACGGTCGCGTCGTACCAGGTGATCGACCTGGGCGAGCCTGGACTGGATCAGGCGATCTTCCAGGATCTCCTCGCGTCGCTGAACCAGACGAAGGACATCGCCGTTATCAACGGCAGCGTCACGAACGCGAAGGGTCTGCTCCAGGTCACCGGCATCAACACCGTCACGTACACGGACGCGTCGCCGACATTCCAGGAGTTCTACCTGCCCAACTTCCAGGCGAAGAGCCTGATCGAGTCGAACGCGTTCGACTCTCCGAACTTCATCGTGCTGCACCCGAAGGTGTGGAACTCGTTCCTGTCCGACCTGGACACCGCCGGCCGTCCGCTGGCGCTGTCTGTCGACTCGGCCGCGTTCAACGCGCTCGCGGGATTCGAGTACGCCGGTCAGGGACTCGTCGGCAGCATCGCCGGCCTGCCCGTTATCACCGACGCGAACGTGCCAGCCACGCTCGGCGGCGGCACCGAGACCGCCGCGATCCTCCTCAACCGGCGCGGATTCGACCTCTACGAGGACGCACCCAGCTTCAAGATGGCTGACCAGACCAGCATCACCACTCTCCAGATTCAGTTCGTGCTCTGGGGGTACTACGCCGTGCTCTCCCGGCAGCCGAAGATGATCTCGAAGATCACAGGGACCGGAATGATCCCCAGGGCAGGCTTCTAGTTAGTCCGCCTAACGGCAGCAGTACAGATAACCATGACCACCACACGGCCACCGGGCGCGTTCGCGGCGTCCGGTGGCCGCTGTCTGAAAGGAAGTCCTGATGGGAAGTGATCTCACCGGCTTCGACACGAATCGTGCCGGGATGTTCAACGGCGGCGGGTTCATGCGGGAGAACTTCCCGCGCTTCGCGACTAGGTTCGAGAACCTGACGTCCGTGTTGACGACGCAGGTGATGACGAGCGTTGCGATGCCGCTCATCGCCGGCGACGTCGTCACGACCATCACGTTCGTGACCGGCACACAGGCGGCAAGCGTGCCGACGAACTGGTGGTACGCGCTCTACTCGACCGCGGCGACGCCGGCGCTGATCGGTCAGACAGCGGATCAGACGACCACCGCGATGGCGGCGAACACGGCGTTCCCGGTGGCGCTCGTGACGCCG